TGCAAGTAGCCGATATTAAACACGGCACCAATGCCGGCTTCGATCTGCTTGCCGCGTAGCGTCTCCGTTCCCCCGGTATCTTCAAACGCTGCCGGAACTGATGCGTACCGATTGGAATAAGTAACGACTGGCTGGCCGGCATCGTCCTGCGCGGTCGTTACCTTGCGGATGGTGATCCGCTCTCGCCTCTTCCCTGTCCGGCCAACTCTAAATGTCATGGATAGCTTGGCCTCATCCAGCGCCGCATAATTCTTTCATACGCTTCTTCGCTCATCATGCCTTGGCTTGTGATCTGGTCGCGGTTTTCGAATAGGTAGCCGATCTTTAGTAGCATCGCCTGCCGCAATGATGCCGGAACTGTTGCCGACGATGTGTAGCCAGCAACGTAGGTCACTTTAACCGCATCCCATCGGGTTGCAGTCGTAGGCCAATCCTCCTCGTACTGTAGCTCGATCCGCTCTTTACTCGGATTGAGTTGCCATATCGAAGTGGATAGGGTGCGTAGCGTGTTGCCATCGTCATAGTATTGAACGCTGGTAACGCTCTGCACTGGTCGCCGCTGAAGTTGTAGCGACTCCGTGAAGCCTGCTTGGACATGTTCAACGGTCTGAGTAAGCAAAGCCAACCCGCAATCCCGCTCGACGGAATCGCGGGCAACTTCAATCAGTAGTTGCAACTGCTCATCGTGGGCGTCGTCCGCCTCCAGTAGCTCCAGTTGCTTTTTTGCCTGCTTGATCGATACCGGCTCGCTTGCTGGTGGCGTCAGAATTCTGGTATGTACTTCCAGTGGATTCCAAGTTGCCATCTTCCAACCTCTTCGCAAAGCCAAGATCGATCATCAACAAGGCTTGCCCAAGGGGAGGCCGCAGGCGGTGACCCGCCTGCAACCCGTTCCACCCTTGGACTAACTCAACGTCCAGTTCATCCATGGAATCAACCACGAATAACCGAACCGTTGGCGATGCCGGCAACCGTGCCATCATTGATCGCATCGCGGGAAAGAACCGCAACCGCAGCAAGGTAGGTTCCGGTCGATCCGTCGCCAGCCGTAGCAACGATGTTCCAGTACCGACGCTTTCCGCGAAGGTCGACTTGGAACACGAAGACTTCGTTGTCATCGGTAGCCGATGGCAAGCTGGTTGCATTCCCGGCAATGTCAACACCGCCCGAGAAGTTCAGCCCGGTAGCATCCGTCAGCGTCCCGGAAGTGTCGCCGCTCTGAAGCTTCAATGCCGCCATGGCGATGTCGGTCGCGCCCAAGTTGCACACCACCGTTAGGTAGCTGAAACCCTTGGTATCAATCTCAACCGAAGTAAAGCTGGCGTTGTCCCTGATGACGGCGGGCGGAATAAGGTTGACGTATCTTTGATCCTGTCCGTGATTCATGTTCTATTCCTTGCGTTTGAATTCGATGAAAGAAAAGCCAGCCCAGCAAGTCGCTAGGCTGGCTACGTTTCAGACGATGGCTTAGGCCATCTTGAGAGCGACAACCGGACCGGCTGCGGTCGAGGTGCCGACTTCATGAACGACGATATCGATCCGCTCGGTCGCCTTCAAAGCGATCTGGTCGAACTCGAAGTACCGGCTTGAATCGGCAACCACGGTTACACCGCGACGGCTTCCCATCGATGCGGCCAATCGAAGATCGCCAAAGAAAGCGTAGGTCGCTCCCGACTGTGCGGCAGTCGTGCTTGGCAACACCTGAGAGAACACAACCGGATAGCCCATAAACTGAAGGACCGGACCATCTCCCAAGTCCACCTTGTTATTGCCACCAGCGGCAATCTGAAGGCGTGCCATGGAGTTGTGATATCCAGCCGAATGGATGAACCATGCGGGCTGCATTCCTGGGTAAACCGGAAGCTTTCCAACTGCGGCATGAAAATCGGTCAGTGCCAACGCACCGAACGATGTAGCCGACGCTGCGGTCGCAATCGATCCAGCGGCTACGGCATTCTTCACCCCGACAATTCCGCCGTAGGTGGAGGTGCCATCGCCAAGGAATCCGCACTCGTCTTCCTTTACCGCAAACGCCCAAGCCATTTCATCGGCTAGCATGTCGGCAATCGAAACCAAGGCGTCTTCGCTCAGTTCGCTCGATACGCGGGTCAACGCTCCAAGCTTGCGGGCTACCAGCTTGGCATTGCCAACGCTTGCATCGGATGCCGTGATTTCCGCGTTCTCGCTGACGAAGTAGGCAGTCACCCCGCCTAATCGTCGCGGGATGTCCAGCGTGTCGCTGGTCATCGGCACAACGCGGACGTTCTGCCGGAACACCCCGTAAGATTCCCGCAAATCAACGATGGCGTTTTCCATCGGGGAAGGCACAAGGAATCCACCCTTGTTGTTGTCGCCTTCGCTCATCGCGGCCTTGACCTGGATGCCATGGTCCTGGCACCACTGCTTGGCATTGGCATTGCCAAGGAAAGCACGGATGGCCTGACCGGAAGCGTAAGCGTCTTCTTCGCTTTTGAAAGCCTTCAGGCTTGTTACCTTGCGGGCTTGTGCGGGGATCGTGATACGCTTGGCCTGGGTATCCTGGCCGAACGAATCAGCCGCCTTGCGGCCAACGTTGGAAGCCACGATCGCTTCCACCTTTTCGGCCCGCGCCAATTCAACCTTCAACCGGTCGATCTGGCCTTGCCTGTCGCCAGCCCCCAGAATGCCGTCGATCTCCGTCGACTCTTCGGTCGACAAGTCGCGGGCTTCGCTGGCCGCCACGTCGGCAATAGCCTTTGCCTTGACGGCTAGCCCTTCAATTTCTTCGCGCAGTTGCTTGCTGTTCTTCATCGCTTGCCCTTTCAGATGTGCCGGCAAGCGTCAAAACGAAAACGGCGATCGCTGCCGGCTGTTGGTACTTCCACTCAGCCACATTGCGTCGATCGCCGCTAACGAGTTGCGAACAACTATTTCGGGACAATCTAAACTAGATTGTCAATCTGTCAAATTTTTGATAGGCGAATCCTGGCGGCCAGTAGCCTTGGCGTTCCTTTGGTCCTGGCTCCTGCTTCGCTCTTTTGCAGTAGTGCCGATGGCGTCTTAGCAAACCGCCCTTCGGCAACCTGGACTTGCTCATTGGTAGCGTTGCCGACTTCATCCGCAAAACCTTCAGCCACCGCATCAAGTGCAGTGTACCAAGTCTCTTCCTGCATGATCTTTCGGATGCCCTCTTCGCTCTTGCCCGATCGCTCGGCATACGCTGGCACCATCGAGGAGGTATACACGTCCAGCGTATCGGCGGTCTTGCGGATCGCTGCCGCATTGCCAACAGCCATAGTCCAAGGATCGTGGATCATCATGCGAGCGTTAGCCGCGATGGTTACCTTCTCGCCCGCCATGGCAATATAGCCAGCAATCGACGCGGCCAATCCATCAATGGCAACATCGACCCCGCCTGGGTGCCTCTTGATTGCGTTGTAAATTGCCGCCCCTTCATCGACCGATCCGCCCGGAGAATTGATACGCAACAGAACCCGCTTGCCTTCCATCTGCTTCAGCCCGGCAATTACGCTGGTTGCGTCGATCATGCCAAGCCACGCTGGCCCAATGTCATCGTAAAGAAAAATCTCGTTCGTCTTGGTATCAACTGCAAACATGGTTTAACCTTTCAAGATGATGGTTGCCAATTCTTCCGCCCGACGTTCCGGCCAATCGGCTACGATCTGCCCAACCTCGGCGGCTAATTCTTCGTTGGTCTTTACTCGCCCTGATGCCTCGATGAGTTGCCGCTTAGATTCTTCGCAATGATGCGAAGCAAGGTTGGGATCTCCGCCGACTTCGGCAATGACTTCTGCAAGCTTGCCTTCCCAGCTTGCGTAAAATTTTTCCGCCCAATCTGCGAAGTTCTTTTGCCGGCATCCGTCAACGGTTCGCTTGGCTTCAACTCCAAGCAGGTTCCGCAATCGGCTAACCACCGCCCGACGCCCCGCCGTTCCCTGCGGTTCATCTTCCGGCGAATCATCGTCCTCATCTTCTGGCGAGTCATCCGGTTCTTCGACGATAACTTGTCGCGTATCAATCGATGGATTGGCATACTCATCGCCCCCTTCGTATGGGTTGAGGTCAAGCATTGCCCTGGCTTCATTCGGACTAATCACCCTGGCCGTGATGTAAGTCGATAAAATCTGGCTTTGCGTCTGCGAATCCGCCCGCAATAGTGCCCTGTCAGTGAATTTAAAGTAGTGCGAATCCGATTGCTTTTCAGCGTCACTCAGTAGCTTGTAGTCTAGTTCCTGTTCCCATTTAACAAGCCACCGCATCAGCGTGTCCAAAAGATAAGCAAGCTTCTTTTGTTCCAGGCTGTTGTAGGATACGCTTGCATTGTCGCCCAAGATCGACTCCAGCCCGAACAATAGGGCGATATCCTGGCGGCTAAACGCTCTTTGCTCTATCATCTGCATGTCTACGCTGCTCATGCTGATAACGTTGGCCTTGATGCCTTCACGCAACAGCCCGATCTGCCCGGCTTTCTCGCTTCCGTTGTGGTGTGCTTTGAACGCCTCCACAAATCGCTTCGCGTCCTGTTCGTCGGCAAACGCTCCTGCCGGTGCCTCCAGCAAGATCGATCCGGCGAAGCCTTTGCTTAGTTGGTTCTCTAAGCTTCGCTCGCTATCGATGGCAATCCGCAAAGTTCGCTTGTGCGTCGGGATGCTGCCCTTTCCATCGATGCCATCAAAGGAAATTCCTTTGATATGCAAGACGTCCGCATCCGGGATAATCAGCATATCATCTTGCTGAATCACGAATTGTCGAAACAAGCCTTCCCGGCTGTCGCTGGCTGGCTTCGTGACGTGATACTTCTGCCCTTGGAACAATACGCAAACGGTATTGTCCGGATGCAGTGGCAGGATCTCCATTGGACGCCCCGACGCATCCCGCACAATCCACGATCTAGCATTGCCCCATAGTAGGGCATGGACCATGGAAAGTTCTTTCCAATCGAACGCGGAAAGAAGTGGCGTCGGTCTGTTGCGGACTAGGTTATAGGCTGGATGGTCGGTTGCCTTCTCGGCTCCTCGATCTAGCCGCCGATAAACGTGCAACGGCAACTGGCCGACGTGCCCGCCTATCTTGCTGATGGCATGCCACACCGCCGGAATGCTGATCGCCTCTTCCGGTCCGACGTGCTTGCTGTCCTCCATGCCTCCAAGCATGGAGCCGATCGCGTTTCGCAAGGTTCGCCAATTCAATGCCATCGGTTGTCCCTCAGAATACAAACAAGGAACCCTTGGCACGCTGCGGTGCCAAGCTTGCCAAACGAAACGCCATGATAGTTGCCACCATCGGATCTATCTTTTCTTTGCTTCCCCGCTTATCCGGCATCACCTCGCCCTTGGCGTTTTGCGTCGTCACCAAGTTGGACGCACACCACGCCAACAAAGGATTGCCATCGTGCCGGATTGCTCCAGCCTTTAACGCTTTTAGGAATGTCCTAAGCGGTTCGTTGTACATGCTGCAATTTTGGTAGAACTCAACACACTTCAAACCATCTGCGGTCAAATCCTGTGCAACGTCTCTTGATGTATGGGGATCGTACGCCCAGTCTTTGGTCTTATACTCTCGCCACCATTGCTTGCAAGTTGCCTTCAAATCGTTCAACTCAGACGGGCTAACAATCAGCAAACCGCGCCGGACGTAATCCGCCCACGGTTCTTTTGCTATGTCTCGTTCGTTCTCGCTGTTGATAAACGATCTTGATTGTATTTCGTATCGATATCGATTCTCACCAGCTTGATCGGTTCCATCATGGAACCTTGCAACCAAGGATACCGCCGCCAAGTCATCGCGTCCGCCTAAGTCCCAAGCCCCGCAAACCACCTCCGCCTTGCTCCAGTCGGACAGCTCGCCAGCCGCCAAACTCCAAAGCGTATCATCGATGGCTTTTTCGTTGCTCGTTACCTTTACGTTCAAGCAGTACCGCTTGAACTTGTTTAGCTCAATCGGTCCCGATCTCGCAGCGTTTGCCTGTTCCTGTAGGTAGTCGTGCTTTGGGGTTATTGGATAGTTCGGATTGGCTTTCTTCCAGCATGCCGAATCGAAAGGATCATCCGCCGGATGTTCGATGCCATTCGCATCAATCCACGCATCATCGATCCTTGCAATGAACGCAAAGTAGGTGTCGCCTATGGGATCGTCGT